ATGTCAACTCAAAAAATTATTCAGACCGGTAAAGTCGGTCTTGTTTCTCGTCCTAATAATTCCGTCCCGTCTAACACCTTTGATCTTTCCTATGATGTGAAGACTTCGTTTAATATTGGTGAGTTAATTCCTATTGGTTGTTGGGAGGCGTTACCTGGTGATAGATTTAATTGTCAGTCTGAGGCTCTTGTTAGATTTGCTCCTATGCTTGCTCCTATAATGCAGCGTCTTAATCTTCGCCTTGAGTATTTCTTTGTCCCTAATCGTATTTTGTGGTCAGACTGGGAAGATTTTATCTCTCCTTCTACTGAGGGTGAAGCTTCCCCTTCTATGGCTGCGTTTTCAGATGATTTTCAAGTTACACCTTATTCGGTGTCTGGTTATCTCGGTCTTCCTCTTACTGGCCCTGATCTGGTTATTTCAAAAGATGATGTCAATTGCTTGCGTCATGCTGGTTATCGTCGTATCTATGAAGACTGGTATCGTGATGAAAATTATGATATGTCCGGTGGTAATACGTCTCTGTCTTCTGGGTTTACCAATCAGTTCGATATTTATGATCATATTTTTACTCGTAACCTAGATCGTGATTATTTTACTTCTTCTTATCCCTGGCCTCAGAAGGGTGCCGATGTTTTAATTCCTGTTACTATTGATCAGACTCCTCAGGTTGTACCTGTTTCTCGTACTAGTCAGGGCGTTTACACTGTTTTTGAGCCTGTTGATAATGCTGATCATTCTGGAGGTGCAGTTGACTGGGTTCCTGACCCTGAGCCTTCGTCTAATACCGGTTATCTTACTGCCGGTTCTACTCCTCTTTCGATTGATCCTGGTTCTTCCGGTTTTCAAGTCAGCATTCCTGCTGATTCTTCTACTGTTGGAACTATTAATGATCTTAGGACTGCTGCTGCTGTTCAACGTTGGCTTGAAGCGGATATTTACGGTACTCGTTATATAGAGCTTATTGAAAATCATTTTGCTACTACTGTTGAAGATTTTCGTCTACAGCGTGCTGAATTTCTTGGTATGACTTTAGAACCAATTCAGATAAGTGAGGTTCTTCAGACTTCTGAGACTGCTACATCTCCGCAAGGAAATATGTCTGGTCATGGTCTCGCAGTTCATAAAGGTGAACATTACAATTATCATTGCAAGGAGCATGGTCATTTTTATGTTATTGCTTCTGTCCTTCCGACAAATGCTTATTATCAAGGTGTTGCTCGTGGTTTTTCGAGGTTTGATCGTCTTGATTTTGCTTGGCCTGAGCTTGCCAATATAGGGTTTCAGGAGCTTCTTAATAAGGAATTATTCTATGATGTTTCTGATGATTTGAATGGTGATGTTTTTGGCTATGTTCCTCGTTATAACGAGTATCGTACTATGTATAGTCAGGTTACTGGTGAATTCGCTACTAATTTGCAGTATTGGCACATGGGTAGAGATTTTGCTTCTCGACCTACCCACACTGAACCATTTAATACTACTGATCCGTCTACTGTTGATCGTGTATTTGCTGTTGTCGAGTCTACTGTTTCTCATCTTTATGTTCATGCATTTCATAAATGCAAGGTTAATCGTAAACTTCCTCGTTTTAGCGTTCCTTATCTTCATTAATTTTCTGGGGATTTATTTCCCTAATTTGTGTATTTTTTTCCTATGGCAAAAATTCCCCAAATAGATGGACAGGTTGAAATTCCTGTTATTAGAGAACGCAAGGTCGTTCTTTCTCTTCGTCAGTTAGATTCTATTACTTCTGACATTCGTTTAGCGCAATATTTTTTTGATATTGTTAACGCTGATCTTGGAGTTACCACTGATGTGGCTCTTCACACTGCTAAATTTGCTATTGCTCATCTTCCGGTCGTTCCTCCTCGTGATCGTCCCGTTTTGGCGTAGTTCTTGTATCATTTCTACCCTATGCTCGTCAGGCGTAGGGTAGTTCTTTGACATGTTGTTATGGCTTGTTTTTTCCTTTTTCTAATCGTGATGGACAGCCCGTCCCATGCGGACGCTGTCCTCCTTGTCGTAAGTCTCGTGTTAATGGTTGGGTCTTTCGCCTTCTTCAGGAGTCTCACCGGTCTGGTGCTCCTTTTTTTGTCACCCTTACTTATGACAATGAACATCTACAGTTCACTTCTCGCGGTTACGCTACGTTGTGCGTTCGTCACGTTCAGTTGTTTTTTAAGCGTCTTCGCAAGATGCAGCCTCATGCGTCTATTAAGTATTACTGTGCCGGTGAGTACGGCACTCAGAAGCAGCGTCCGCATTATCATATTATTCTCTTTGGTAGTGATCTTGCTTCTATTTATAAGTGCTGGGATCATGGCTCTGTTGACATTTCTTTAGAGCCTGTCACTGCTTCTGCTATTGCTTATACTGCTGGTTATGTTCTTAAAGGTCATCGTTATACGATGTCTAAATCCGATGATCGTCTTCCTGAGTATGCTCAGATGTCTAAGGGTCTCGGCTCTAATTATATTTATCGTGATACTATTGATTATCATCAAAATGGTCTTATTCCTTTTCTCACTCTTTCCGGCGGCGTGAAAGTCGCCATGCCTCGTTATTATAAGGAGCGCATTTTTCACAATGCTTCTTTCCGTGATACACTTCAGGCTGCTGCTGCCGATTCTGGTTATGCTAATTATACTCGTCATTACGACGAGTATGTCCGTGCTCACGGTTCTGATGATGGTTACTTCCATCAGCTTGTTAATGATCGTCGTGCTGCTATTAAGCAGTTTTTATTACACACTAAAAAATCTCGTAAATTATGAATTTTACATTTCAAAATGTTGCTAATTGGCGTCTTCTTTTAAACAGGCGCCAGACGTGGCCTCCTTCACCTGTTCAGCCTAATCTAGCCCTTTCTATTAAGGACATTTATTCTCGATTTCTTCGTCGTCAGCCTTTGCCTGATGTTTATGATGGGTTTTCTTCTCCTGATGATCTTTCTGATTTCGATAATCTGTCTAAGATTGATAAGGCTGCTGCTGCTAAGCACTACGCCAAACGCGTTGCTACGTTAGATAGCGATCTTAAAGAGCGTTCTAAGAAGAATGCGTTTGAGCAGGCTGCTGCTCGTCACCGTAAATCTGTTGCCGATGAAGTCGCCAAAGAGCTCGCGAAAACAAAGACAGTTGTCTCTTGATTTTCCTGCCGTTATCCCTGATGGGTGTGTTGATTGGTCATCTTGGCTTGATCAGATGCATTCTGATCAGCAATATGCTATTCTTAAACAACAGCGCCTGCGGCATAAACAAACTGCGAAGCCTCCATGAACCTAATCCGCAGCGCAGCGGAGGGTAAATGGCCGGAACGCGTTTCGCCCTTGTAAGTGTCTCTTGACTACTTACTGCGCATTGACACCAATGCGTTATTTGTCTATTTCTTTTAACCAATAATTTAATTTATTAAACTTTATGGAAACTCGTTTCTTTATTACTAAAGATCAGATGGCTGGTCTTTCTCGTGCTTCTAATTCTGAAATTTTGATGTGTATTGTCGGTATTGATCCTCTTTCCGATCCTTCTGACGTTGCTGATGTTGCTGAGGCCTGTTCTGTTTTATTTTTTGATGCTAAGGGTCTTGTTGCCGCGTTTGCCTTGCCAACTGATAAGGAGGTTAGTCATGCCTGATTCAACTCTTAGCGCTGTTGCCGGTGCTATTCCTTTAGTCGGTGGTATTATTTCTTCTGCTATTAATAATAGTGATACCGCTGCTAATAATGATGTTAATCGTTCATTCGCTGTGCAACAGCAACAACAAGCTGAGCAATTTAATCAACAGATGTGGCAGGAGCAGGCTGATTACAATGCCCCTGCTGCTCAGATGGCTCGTTACGCTGCCGCCGGCCTTAATCCTAACATGGTATATGGTTCAGGCTCTGTTTCTGGTAATGTTGCCGAGCTTCCTGCTCCTGCTCCTAAGATTGAATATGTATCTGCTCCTCAGCGTGCTCCTGATCTTTCGTCTGATCTTTCTTCTGGGCTCGCTGCTTATGCTAATGTTGCTAAGGTTACTCCTACCGTCGATAATTTGAATGCTAATTCTGCTAAGGCTGTTGCCGATGCCGCTTTAGCTGGTGCTCAGAAGTCGTCCTCTGAAATGGATGTGCCTTTGAAACAGGAGCAGATTGTTAATCTTAATCTAGATAGTATTCTTAAAAATGCTCAACAGCTAAATCTTGATCAGGATACCAAGTCTAAGTCTACTATGTTGGCTCCTGATGTTGCTAATTTGAATGCTGATTCTGCTCTTAAGCAGGTTCAGGCTATTACTGGCCTTAAATCTATTCAGCTTCAGACTGCTATGAATGCTGTTTCTATTAAAGAGGCAGTCGCTAATATCGCTCAGATAGAGTCTATGACTGCTAAGAATGATGCTGAACGGCGTAACATTTTGCAGTCTTTCAAGTCTATTATGCAGTCTCAGGAGATGACGGATCTAGACACTCAGTTGAAGGCTAAGAATGTTGGCCTTCAGACACCCGGTTGGTTTTATACCCTCCTTCAGGTTTTACAGGGTACAGGTCTTAACGGTGCCATGCAGGGGGTCATGGCCGGTGCCGGGAAGGCACTAGTAACACCCTAGTCCTGTTAGTAAGGTCATCGATTTTGATGGTGGCTCTTATCGTAATGGTCAGTTCTTTTATCATTAATTTTATTTTTT